ATTTCTTTCCAGTTACGAGCTTTAAGTAAGTCAACAAGTTTCTTGTAATTATCTTCTGACATATTGACGAGAATGCCAGTATCAATAACACCAGAAGCAGAGTACCGTTGAAGTTCATTGAGAACTCGACGCCAATCTGGAAAGTGTTTCATGATCAGTTCGGCAACGACTTTTTTGTCAAACTCAATATTCTCAGCAGCAAGAATATTTTCAACACGCTTCATAAACTGCGAAGCAATCTCAGGTTTATCTTTACCACCAATCTTAAACTCAACTACCGAACACCGAGAATGAAGAGGCTCAATGATTCGGTTCTTGAAGTTACACGTCATAATGAAACCACAGTTCTTACTGAACTCTTCCATAAAGTTGCGAAGAGCAGGTTGAGTTGACTGTGGGTTGAGATAGTCTGCTTCGTCTAGGATGACGTACTTTCGTGCGCCTGTGAGGGACACAGTTGAAGCAAAGTTTTGAATCTCATTTCGTAGTGTATCGATGTTACCGTTCATCGAACCATTGATAACAATATAATCGAAGCCACATTCTTCCAGCATTGCTCTCGCAACAGTGGTTTTGCCAACGCCAGGTCCACCAGTCAATAGTAGATTTGGTACATAGTTTTTCTTGACAAACTCAGCAAACGTTTTCTTGAGGTCTGCTGGAAGAACGCAGTCTTCAATTTTAGAAGGTCGATAAGTTTCCACCCAAAGCATAATATAATCTCCACAAAGTAATCATCACGTTACGTTAATTCAGTATAAAGTAATACGAACGTTACTTTGTTTCGGTAGCTACGAAATATTGAAGATCGCCTTTCTCTGTTGTGAAGTGACTGATGCCTTTTGATGAAACAGCAACATTATAATCACGTTGCATCATCTTGAGGTTATCGACTTTGAATACTACTTCAAACTCTTCAGATGTTGCACCAACGGCAACACGATAGTTGTTTGATGTTGAGTTCTTTACATCACCAACAACAATTTCGATGATTGAGCCATTACCAACAACTGACCAGTTTGGTGCTTGAAGAACACTTGCTGCTTGCATTGTGGACTTGAAAACATCAGTGGTCAACTTAAATTCAACAAGAGTATCAGGTAGTTCAATGTCACGTTCTGGTGCAGACATAACCATTGACTCATCAGCATAAAAATACCGAATCGATGATTTACCATTTGCAACAACTACATTGCTATCTTCAAAGACAAAGTTAGGCTTCTCAAACAAACTAATTGCACTCAGAAACTGATTGAGGTCATAGATAGCAAACGGCGAATCAAACTTATCTTCAACCTGAGCAACAGCCATTACTGTCTTCTGAGGAGAAATAGTGCGGATCTTGTTGCCAGATTTAACAGCAAGGTTTTGGTTGATGCCAGAGAAGTTCTTGAGAACGGATAGTGTATTGTCAGAAATATTCATAATTTAACTCCATGTTATAATCAATAATTAAGTATAGTTCAAATCACGCCAAAAGTAAAGAGATTTACTTGAGTTTTTCTCTTGGGTCAGCAGTAGCAGATGCACCAATCTGAGCAATGTCAGCAAGACTACCACCAAACTGATATGAGCCAGTATGATTGAGTCGCATCCAAGGTGCCATCCACACTTTGATATCAGCCTTACGTGCCCACTGACAGAACATATAATCTTCTGACAGATAACGCTTAGAGTCAGGGCAGATTACACAATCAAAGTATGCCATGATTTCACGAGTGCCATCAAAGTTATCAGAACGAACATGATCTGGCTTGTAAGAAAACTCTGGATATGCTTTTGCATAATTCTCAAATGCTTTGCGCTGAATCATCATGAATCCAGTACCGCCTTCAAGAACTTCAACTGGCTCATTTAATGGAATCTCTGGTCGACCATCTGCTGGGTTGAAAACATAGTCACCAACAAAGTTGGCAAGTTTCTGAGGATTCTCGTCAGCAAAACCTTTGTCAACTGCTCGTTTGATTTTTTCCCACGAGATAACCTTCTTAGGGTATGGACCACAAACAATATCTTTATCTGACTCTGGATCAGCTAATGCTGCAAGAGCAAGAACATCATGTGGATTGAAACCAATATCGGAATCAATAAACATCAAGTGTGTGTAGTCACTCCGCATAAACTCATCAGCACAATAGTTTCGGGCACGAGTAATCAGAGACTCATTGAATAGGAAAAAGAATTCTGTTTGAATTTCATATTCAGAACAAATTTTCTGCAACTCAATCATTGCTCGTGTATATTGACCACCACAATTTCCGCCATACATGGGCGTGGCAATAAAAATCTTTCGCTTTCTCAATTCACTAATGTCAATACTAACTTCACTCATTTATTTTCTCCATGTTGTAGGTCATGATTATACATTGCAATGATTGCATAGTGAATAATCTTCATAAGGTCTTTGCGATTATATCCATCTTTCTTACCATATCGTTGAGCATACTTCATCACATTACCCAAGCAGAATCCTTCACCATGACCACCGTCAATAATGAATTCAGTTGCTTGATATTTGTTTGTAGAATAATGCTCACCGTAGGTCTCATCAATATAATTTTGCAGTTCTTGAAGGATGTTGCCTTCATTATATTTATAATCAATCATTTAGCTTTAAACCTAAATTTAGGACTTTTTCCATTAGTTTCAAGATAACAATCTTTGCAACCTTCTCTATAGTCAGATGGCATCATAGCAGTTTCAGTTTTACCTGATTTAGGATAAAACTTATGTACAGGTAAAATTTGATCACAACCATAACATTTTTTCATATACTTTGGTGTTGGAATTGGTTCACCAATAATTTCTTCTAACGTCATAATATACTCCTTTAAAAATTCACTGGTCCAATAAAATTAGGGAAATATTTTTTACATTCTGGTATTTTCATAATCACGTTTTTTTTCCCATCTGGTGTAGGCACGAGAGGCTT